CTGCAGCTGCTTTGTCTGGTGGTCTATGTATAACTTATGATCCAGCAACAGGTGAGATCAAAATAGACACAGCAGAAACTGCTTCATCGTTACTCGTTGCAGACTCTAACAATTTAGGTAGTCAAGCACCTTCGCACTACCGTATCGACATTTATGATGTAAACGGTACTATTGTTAACTAATCTTAAAGTAAAACTAAGATATAAAGGGGAGACTTCGGTTTCCCCTTTTTTTTACATTTCTTTTTCATATAAATAAACGTATAAATAGTATGTAACAACATTGGACTATATTCATGTATTCAACAAATAGAGAAGAACTAATAGATTACTGCCTACGTGCCTTAGGGCATCCGGTAGTTGAAGTCAACATAGACGAAGAACAACTAGACGACCGTATTGATGAGGCGTTACAGTGGTTCCGCGAGTTTCATCCGGACGGTTCTAAACGATACTATCTAAAACACCAATTGACACAGACTGATATAGATAATCAGACTGTAGATTTGGCGGACAACTTAGATATATCCGCAGTTGTTAGAATGGTTCCTATGACTTTCAATAATGCTCACTCAGGTTGGTTTAGTGATGCATGGCAGGTTATGGCACATACTATTACAGATTTTACTAGTAGTTCTGGTGTTATGGGTGACCTTGCATACTATGAACAGATGCAGCAGAACCTATCCATGCTAGACATGAAGTTGGGTGGAATACCACAGATCACCTTTGATAGGCAATACAATCGTATTAACCTACACATTTCCAAAACAAACCTTAAAGTAGACGACTACGTATTGTTCGAAGTCTATGCCATTAGAAATCCAGATTCTACCGTTGCGGAATATAATTCCCTATGGAATCATAGATTCTTAAAAGAATATACTACCGCAGTGATAAAGCGTCAATGGGGTACTAACCTAATCAAGTTTGATGGGATGACATTGCCTGGCGGAGTTACCGTCAACGCACGTCAAATTTACGAAGATGCTATACAGGATATAGAGAAGATCATGGAAAGATTCCGAAATGAGGAAGATGAAGGCCCGATCTTCTTCGTGGGGTAATGCATGGCAACTAATCCATATATCAGTCAAACACACAGACCGGAACAGAATCTTTACGAAGACATTCTGATCGAATCAATAAAATTCTATGGACAGGATATATATTATCTTCCAAGAGAACTTGTTGAACGAGAAGAAATCTTTCTAGATAGCATTCAGTCACAGTTCTCCGACGCATATAAAGTTGAAGTGTATATTGAAAACACTGATGCTTTCGATGGTGAGGGAGACCTATTCACTAAGTTTGGTATCGAACTGCGAGACCAAGCAACATTTGTAATTGCTCGTCGTAGATGGCAAGAGTTGATCGGTGATCGTCTTACTGAGAAACATTTCCGTCCTAGGGAGGGTGATGTTATTTTCCTTCCCCTAACACAATCACTTTTCGAAGTTAAAAAGGTAGAGACCGAATCACCATTCTACCAGTTATCACAACTACCACAATTCCGTATGCAATGTGAACTGTTTGAGTTCTCTGATGAAGACTTTGATACTGGTATTGAGATCATCGACCAAGTCGAAGAAGAGCACGCATTCCAATACGAACTTACAATGGAAGTGACTGGTGATGACCAACACTATTCGCCAGGTGAAGATGTCTATCAGGACTATACTACTTACAGAATCGAGGGAGAGGTGACTTACTTCAACGCTGAAACTCGTCTACTCAAGATTGCTCATACAGGATCCACTGGCGGAAAACTTCGCACGTGGGGAACTGATAGACCAGTAATGGGTAACTGGGGAGCATTAACTCCGGTATCTGTAACTGATGGTATAAACGAACTTCAACCACTCTCTCAAAATAAAGTGTTCGATAATTTCGCTACAGATTTCGTTGACTTTTCTGAGAACAATCCATTCGGAGATATATCATAATGATGGGAGGTCACTTCTACCACAAACGTGTCCGTACTTGTGTTGCCGTATTCGGTTCACTATTTAATGACCTACACGTTTTGAGAACAGACTCAGCAGGAAAGGTATTATCTCAAGTCAAGGTTCCTTTATCATATGCTCCAAAGAGATCGTTTATAGAACGTCTAGAAGAGATGAGCAATGGAGAGGAAGCAGAACGTAGAGTTGCTATAAAACTTCCACGTATGTCTTTTGAAATTACTTCTATTGCATATGATGCAGTACGCCAGTTACCTAAAGTAAATGGTTTCGGTGGTATAGTATCTTCGGATAATGCCTCACAACGTAAGATGTATGTTGGCGTTCCGTATAATATTTCGTTTTCTCTTTCCATATATGCTAAGTCTCAAGACGACGCGTTACAGGTTGTTGAACAAATAATTCCATATTTCGCACCACAATATACACTCACAGTAAAACCTTTTGCCGATCAACCAGATATCAAAGAAGACGTTCCAATAGTATTAAGTGGGTTAGACTTTCAAGATGATTTTGAAGGCCCTGTAGAGCAGAGACGTACTATTATATACACTATGAACTTTGAAATGAAAGTTAACTTCTATGGCCCTGAACTCACTTCTCCGATTATTCGTGAAGTAAACACCAATTTGAATCTCACAACTCCGGAAGGCGACACTCTTCTGGAAACTATAAATACTACACCAACACCTATAGACGTGAGTCCAGACGGTGACTATGGATTTAATACTGATATAATCTTGCCAAATAATTAGGTAATACGTGATGAGTGATTCAAGCAATGTCCCTGCCGTGGTTGATGATGTGCAGGCTAAGAATATAACTACAGATTATGAATATTCAAGAGAGACTTACTACGACCTAATCGAAAAGGGTCGGGAGTCTTTAGAGTTGATGATTGAAGTTGCGCGAGAGTCAGAACACCCTCGTGCGTTCGAAGTTCTTTCTGGTATGATCAAAGGTATCTCTGACGTTAACGATAAGTTAATGGATCTGAATAAAAAGCAGAAAGAAATTACCAAAGAAGATGCTCCTAGCGAATCGTCTAGTGGGGGTACTACAAACAATAATCTATTTGTGGGGTCTACGACAGATCTCCAGCGTATGCTATTGGGCGCATCTGATGAGAAAATAATTGATCAGGACGAAAATGATGAAGAAGAATCCGAAGATTAAAATGACTAGTGGCGCAGAGTTTGATGCTTTAACTAATGCAAAGCAATTCTATATGTACTTGACAAAGGCAGGAGTTTCTGCTAGTATCAAGAAAGGATACAACAAGCGATTTAGAAAGGAAGGTAAAAAGGAATGTGATATTGTCGAATAAGACGATACACTTATATTATGGCATCTTTTACTAAAAATTCTTATCTCGGAAACCCACAGGTCAAACGCGACGGTGTGGCTGAGGAGTGGGATAAAAAGCAACTGCGCGAATATCGCAAGTGTATGAATAACCCTGCTTACTTTTGTAAAAAGTATGTTAAGGTCGTGCACCTAGATAGAGGTCTGGTACCTTTTAAGTTATATGATTATCAAGAGGAGATGTTTAACCACTTCAATGATAATCGATTTTCCATCGTTCTTGCTTGTAGACAGTCCGGTAAATCTATATCGTCTGTAGGTTATATCCTATGGTACTCTCTATTCCACCCAGAGAAGACTGTCGCTATCCTTGCTAACAAAGGTGCAACTGCACGTGAGATGTTATCTCGTGTGACATTGATGTTAGAGAATCTTCCGTTCTTTCTCCAGCCTGGATGTAAGGCACTCAACAAAGGGTCTATAGAATTCTCTAACAACTCACGAATCATTGCGGCTGCAACGTCTGGGTCTTCTATTCGTGGTATGTCCGTCAACCTATTGTTCCTAGATGAGTTTGCATTCGTAGAGAATGCGGCAGAGTTCTACACTTCTACATACCCAGTAATATCATCTGGTGTAGACACAAAGGTTATCATAACAAGCACCGCAAACGGTATCGGCAATACTTACCAGAAGATATGGGAAGGTGCGGTACAGAAGGTTAATGAATATAAACCATTCCGTGTGGATTGGTGGGATGTGCCTGGCAGAGATGAGAAGTGGAAAGCACAAACTATTGCAAACACT